ATGTATAGCCTGCGATGCACACGCCTGCCATCTTCTTCTACCTTGGGCTCGTAAAACCGCGCCATGATAGTTTGATACAGCTTGATGTCAAAGTAGTTGCCATACGCATTGCTACCTTGGATGAGTCGATGATGTGACACGGGCTTGGGGTCGAGTGGTCTCTCGTTGGGTTGCCACGCTTTACTGCGTACTGCACCGCGTAGTGCGAATGTACCCAATGCCTCGTCATAGTTTCTGCAAATGAATGCCATGATAATTACTCCTCTTTTGTTGATACTTTGATATGCGGGAAAGATGTTTGTAACTCGTGTACTGTTGTGATGTACTCGTACAAATCACCATTGCTATCGTCCTCGTCGAACTCTTCTTGTCCGTCCTCGCCTACGGCGACGAACCTAAACCTACCTCCTTTCTCTTCTCCATAAATTTCTACTGCCTCACGCATCATTAAATGGTGCGCTTTCACATCGTCGTAACTGGTGTACCACTTAACATCCTGCGCCTCGAATGTAATGATCGGGTCAGCGTCGTACCCATACTCACACTCCTCGACTGCGCGTGTGATGTGCTCGTCATTCTTTGCAAGCATTAGCGTTACAAAGTTGTTGCGCGTTTCAATGTCATCGAACTTGATGACATACGCTACCTCTGATCTGTATCCCATGATTACTCCTCTGTGATTAAGATACCGCGTTTATCGAAGCGCCATCCGTTGATGTCGCACAGGTCTTTGAAGTACTCTTCACTTGTGTAGTGGTCGTACTCTTCTTTTAGTTGTTTGTATATATCATCGGCATACTTCTGCGCTTTGTGTAGCGACCAGTTGCCTAGCTCGATGAGTAGTTCCTCGTAGTCAATAGACTTGGCAAGCTCTTGCACATTCGCACCTTCGAGGATGCCCTTGTCTATGACTGAGTGTTCATCTGCGTAGTACAGGCGATCGTCAATGTCTGTGCTCTGCATCGTGCCACTGTGGTTGTAGTAGAAGCCATTCCTACTGACAGTCACGCTTTCCTCACACCACCCGTCTTTGATTAACTCTGCGAGTACTGTGTACTGCGCGAAGTCGCCCGCCTCGGGTTTGACATGGTATGTGATGAAGTCAGGCAGATAGATATACCCAGTCCATGATGCGCCATCACCTTGTGAGTAAAAGCCACTGTACTGTATGTTGTCTATCAGAAAGCCCCTTTCGGGGCCGTCCTCCATAGCTCGTGCGTATATCTCTTCATGCCAATCATCGGGCGGTTGGCCGTACTCAGCGATAGCGTGTTGCTTCGCTTGGTTGGATAGTTGTAGAAAGTCTAGGCTTTCTGTTGTGGTTGTGTCCATGATGTTAGTCCACTGATATTGAGAATGTGATGTTGTCTTTGATGGACGCCGTGATGACATCTGTGAAGTCGAAGTCGTTGATCGCATCGTTGACTGCATCGCTGATCTGATTGTCGAAGTCGTGATCTTCAACTGCACTCTCTGCAATACTGCGAATGTCGTCTTCACTCTGGTGATATTCCGCATCGTTGTGGTTTTCAATAGCGGTTTCGACAATTGCTGTTGCGATCTCTTTGACTTGCTGTCTGAACCCCTCGTCAATCATCTTCATGGTGGTGTGGTTGACCAAGATGCGACTGACTTGTTGAATGACGAGGTCACTGATGTGTGACTCAAGCACCGCTAACAGCGATGTCATCAAGGGTGATGGTGGCTGAGCGACTTGTGGGTTGCTGTTTGTTGTGTCGACTGTGATTGATTGTTCCATGATAAAGCTCCAAAAAAATTAAATTGATAAACGAAGTGTGGAGAATTCTCCACAAAAGAAGAATGACCGTTCTCTATGATGTAGGCATAGTGTTCCTTTCTCGTAAGTAGTGTTTGTATAACCTGTTGCCAACAAGTGTGATGTCCTCGCCGTATGCGTGCAGTAGGTGATTGAGACTGCCTGCTGTGAAATCACTGGCTGAGAACTGCCCCATGTCATATGCCATACACGCCATGAGGTAGTCAAGCAGTTCATAGTCAGTAGGGGGCATGTTGTTCTCTAGCGCCCATGCAACCCACTCTGCTTCACTTGGTTTTGTTATCGAGATCATGTATCTTTCCTTCCACTATAAGTTTGCTGATTGCCATGCGGATTGACGGGTCAAGCGGAGGTGCGTTGCGTAACGCCATCTCTTCCATAAACAGGTTGTTGGTTACCCTGTTGTCTGTCACTAAGTTGTCGTACTGACGCCATGCGTCACACACAGGGCATCCCTGCTCGTAGTCATCGCATCGCTCACCCCAATGCGCTGTCATTGCTTCTTCTATGTGGTTCATTTAGCTTCCTCCATTTCTTCTACATCGTATGCCTGACATTCAGCGGTGTTGTAGCAACGCGTCGGGTCAAAGGCGTCCCTCATCAAGTCCTCTGCCTCTGCTTGCGTGTCGGCATCGACCTCAATCTCTTGTGTATACGACACAACTAGTGTGCCTCTCCATCGTTTCATTTACTTCTCCTCTCTTGGTGTGTAACCCATACTATCGAAGCCCGATGCGTACTCGCTCACATCAAGCCCATACCTATAACCGACATAGCGATATGTCCCATCCTCTTTCTTGCAACAGGCGTAGAAGAACCCTTCAGGGTGTTGCCACTTGTATAGCAGGGCATTGCGTCCCCACCTTGCGCGGGTTTCCTCAATCAGGTGTTCCTTCCATGTGTGATAGAAGTTATCTGACCAGTAGCCAAGCTCATGGCGTGCCTCGTAGTAGCGCCAGTCCTCATACTTGTGTTCAGCTAACCAGTCAGGCACTTCGAGTTGGAGTGCGGTGTACATCTGATGGTCAGTCAGCACTACGCTGTCGGGGTATGCCGCTAGCTGTGCCTCCATCAGGGTGTTGTGCTTCCTGCCGTAGTCAATGTAGTTACGGAGGTCGACATAGTTCAGAGCAACAACTTCCTCTGCTTGTGCCTCGGTATCCCACAGGTTGTCCCCGTGTGCGTCATCAAGGTATTCCCCATTGGGTAGCTCTACCATGTACCCGTCATTTGTCCTAATGATTTTGACTTTACTCTGCATTTTTAATGCTCCCTAAGTTGTTTGCCAGTAATGACTGGCGGCATTGTGGAGAATTCTCCACATTCATTTGTCCCCATCGGGGCGGTGTTTGATTAGCAGGGGTATGTGCGAGTGCTTGTGTATCGGGGGCAATGTCGCCCACATCTCCCTGACTTTTGTGAATACATTCGGATGTATGTAGTCCGCCCACCTTGCGCTAGGGGGTCGGCGTGGTTTGATTGAGTAGTTCATGTCGGCATGCAGTTTCTCGTGTCTGAGCATCGACATGTATTCGAAGTAGAACTCTGCCTTGTCGACAAAGCCCTTGTCCCTAGCGTATAGCCATATGTTGCGGGCGCTGATGATTTCCTTGGTGATGGGCATGAGCACATCCTTGAGCTCAGCCTTCCATTGCTTTTCCCACCGCTTGCGTGCCGACATCGCCTGCTTGTTGCGCTCATCTCGGGCTTGTTTGGCACGCAACATCTTGGCGGTGTACTCACTCATGTCGCCCGATTGCACCCTGTTGTGTATCTCTTTGGCGGTGAGTTGGGCAGGCGGTTTGCGTTTGGGACGGCAGGTTTTGCATAGCTTGGACTCAAGCAACATCCGCACATTGCCTGACCTGCCCCACGCTTTTGACTGCGCTAGCGTTGAGCGGTACTTGAATTGGTCGAGAGTGTGCGACTCTCCACATTTCGCACAGGTTTTCATTTGCATACTATTGCCTTACAGTTTGGGGCTAACTGGCCCACTTGGTTTCGGAACTGGCCCACCACTCTGCGAGCTTACCCACTTGTAGTGGGTATGCGGAATCCCGCATGAACACTGGTGTTGTACCACATCTGACCACAATACCCACCAATTTTCAAGAACACTAAGGCAAACTTGAAAACAAGACAGACAAGACATACCCACGAACACATGAATATATATATCTAAATGGAAATTGTATTTATATATGTGGGTATTGTGGACGAGTGTGCTTGTAACGCTAGTATCCATGCGGGTTACGCGATACCCACGAGGGTGTCCACTTGTGCAGAATGGTGGGTATGTGTGAAAAAACAACACTTTTAGCATACTTCTCCAAAAGATGTTGTGGAGAGATGATTGTGGAGAATTCTCCACACTTAGAGCAGGCGTAGTTGTTTGCTTTCTCTTTTAATAGTCTCCCATTCGTTTAGCGCTTCGCGCACTTGTTGTGCTCGTAGCTGTGCCTTGCGTTGCATGACGGCACGAGGGTCTTTCTCCCACTTATCTCTCATTTCCACGAAGTCTTTCCGAAGCTCTTTCATTTGACTGAGGGCGTAGTGTTTGTTCTTAGATGATTTGCTCATGATGCTTACTCCATTTCGTTAACGATGTTGATGACGACTGCCATGATGTAGCCTGCAAGTATGAGAAGTACTTGGCGTATGTAGAAGCCGTCAGACTCCCATCCAAAGTAGATGGCAAAGACAGCGCAAAGGGTAAAGATGATTGCGTAGAAGGCTAAGAACTTGTTGTCGTTCATGATTTAAATACTCCGTTGGACAAGAAAAGAAACAGCGGGCAGACTTCGCCCGCTGAACTGGTTGAAAAAACTGTGGAGAATTCTCCACACTTAGATTGCTTTGAGGAAACGGCGCTTCTCGCTTGCGCTGAGTGCGTTGAACTTCTTGAGTAACTCGGCTACCAAGTCAACCTTGTTGGCCGTTGCTTTGCGTGGCTTGAGTGGGAAGTAATACTTCATTGCCGCCCGTGCCAACTCTTTGTTGTCGCCATCCCATGCGATTGTCTTTTCGCCACGATAGACTGACTCGCGAGTGTCGCACTCGTAGTGCTTACCAATGAGTGTGCCAACAGCCAAGCGATACTCAAACTGTTTCTCTGGCGTAGCTTTGTCGTAGATGGGCTTGAAGGCTTTGAGTGCCACGCCAACCTTGGCGTTTGTTTCCAATGCCTTGCCAACGGCAACGATGTAACGATCGAACTGAATGTTCATGATAAAGATCTCCAAAAGAAAAAGCCTCGCAGACGGGCGAGGCAAACCGAATCGACTGAGCTCCCCCAATCGATGCATCTAGTATACCACAACTCGTTGCTCTATCCCCTTGACACTGTGGAGAGTTCTCCACACTCGACACCCCACCATACCCCCAGTCCCCCTATTGAGCCGAGCCCTGCCCTCGTGGTGTGAACACTGTTTCGCAGCCGCAAATCCAATTTTAAAAAACCCGGGAATCCTATACTGTATAAAAACACAGCACCCCCAAAAAATTTTATAAAAATTTGGAAAAACCTCGTGGCGAAAAAAAAACCCCAGCAGCGTCAACTGTTGGGGTAAAGATGGTTTTAACCACCAAGGAGAAGCAAGTGGGCAACTGCTTGCACACCAGCCAGAAAAGAGTGTACACTCGCGCCAACGAGGAAGCAACCGAAAAGGATTCCTGCGCATGTTAGATCACTTGGTGCATTTTGAACCCGAGGTCACCGCCCGGGATGGTTTTGTTAAATTGGACGACGCGTCGCCCGAGGATGTACTGTCCGCGCAAGTTGCCACAGAGCAGTGGTTAGCTGAGCTAGGCGTTGACGATGACGATGTTGTAGCAAACCAACACCAGACAGAAGCTGCACGTAAAGCTTTTGGAAGTCTGACCACCAACGCTGATACCACGGAACAGAAAGCAAGTCTTGCAGAACTCAAGTCGCCAGCGGCGGTAAGGCATCTGACGGGCATGTTGGCTGCATACGACTGGCAGTTTATTGATATGGCGCAGCAGCTGCGCGGGTATACGGTGGCAAAACTGCTCGAAGAAACTAAGTCCCCCAACGCCAATATTCGGCTCAAAGCGCTAGGACTGCTGGGCAAAGTCACGGAAGTGGGCTTGTTCACCGAGCAAATCGAGGTTAAAAAAGTTGAGATGACGGATGCTGAAGTTGAGCAACGCATCAAGGATAAGTTGGCCAAGTTCATGGGAGTGATAGACGTGGTGGACGTTTCCGCGCACCCAGAAGAAGTTCCAGAAGAGAAGAACGATGGGTCAGATGAATCTTGAGCAGTTCACGTCCATCAGTAAGGTGGAGCTGGAAGCCATACAAAAGGCGCTGCCACACATGACGCTCAATGAAAAGATTGAATTGCTGGACGATTTGGAGGTGCGCGAGCGCCGAGCCAGCCTACAAGCAGCTAAAACAAACATGCTGGGCTTCGCCCAAGCGGTATACCCGGGCTTTAAGATTGGTCCACACCACAGAAAGCTGGCCAAGATCTTCACCGACGTGGTCGAGGGAAGGAAAAAGCGGGTCATCATCAACATCGCGCCACGTATGGGTAAGTCTGAGTTCAGCTCTTACCTGTTCCCTGCCTATTTTTTAGGCAAATACCCCAACAAGAAGATCATCATGGGCACGCACACTGCGGGTCTGTCTGAGGACTTTGGTCGGCGCGTGCGAAATTTGATTGACTCAGAGGAGTACCGCGATGTTTTCCCCCAAACTTTGGTGGCGGATGACCAGAAAGCTGCTGGTAAATGGTCTACAAGCGCTGGGGGCCAGTATTATGCTGCTGGTGTCGGCGGTGCTCTTGCTGGTCGCGGTGCTGACTTGTTCGTTATTGATGACCCTCATTCGGAGCAAGATGTTAAATCCAATAGTCGACTGGCATTTGACACGGCGTGGTCGTGGTTTCAGACCGGACCGCTACAACGCTTGATGCCGGGCGGGGCGATCATAGTCATTATGACCAGATGGTCGCTATTGGACTTGACGGGACGGCTGATTGACTACCAAGCTAGGAACCCAGAAGCAATTCCGTGGGAGATTGTGGAGCTGCCAGCCATCCTGCACGAGAATTCAGAGGACGAGAAGTCACTTTGGCCAGAGCAGTGGCCGCTCTCCTCCCTCAAGGCAACAAAAGCTTCGCTTGATCCGAGATATTGGAACGCGCAGTACATGCAGCAGCCCACAAGCGAGAACTCCGCCATTGTTTCGCGCAAGATGTGGAGGATCTGGGAGGGTGAGGAGCCGCCAACGTGCGAGTACATCATCCAGTCGTGGGACACGGCGTTTGAAACCAAGAACAATTCTGACTACAGCGCCTGCACAACGTGGGGCATCTTCTACAACGAGGAAGAAAATGACACACCGCAACTCATCTTGCTGGACGCGTTTAAAGATCGGATGGCTTTCCCTGAGCTTAAGACCGTGGCGCTCAAGCACTACAAAGAATGGGAGCCAGACGCGTTCATTGTGGAGAAAAAGGCAGCTGGCGCACCATTGATCCAAGAGTTGCGGGCGATGGGGATACCTGTGCAGGAGTTCTCTCCCAGTCGCGGTAACGATAAGACAGTTCGTGTAAATGCAGTTGCGGATTTATTCAGCAGTGGTAAAGTCTGGGCACCGGACACCCGCTGGGCACGCGAGGTAATTGAAGAGATGGCGGCTTTCCCTGTGGGCGAGCACGACGACTTTGTGGATACGACAACACAGGCGCTGCTGCGCTTCAGGCAAGGCGGCTTTATCAGTTTGGACACGGACGAGCGAGACGAACCCCAGTTCTTCCGCCGTAAGAAGTACGAATATTATTGAGGCAGACATGGCTGAAGTACGATACGACGATAAGACAAGAGAGTATTTGGATGACACGGGTGCCCCCACCGCAGAGGCTTCAACTCGCTTATTAAAAGTACCTTCTAAAAATTTACCGCCAACAACGGCAGGCATCCCTAACTTGCTTTTGCGCGAGATGCCGTATTTAGCGCGAACAAACACAAACGGTTTTGTGTTGGCTTCCAACCGCATAAAAGATGAAATGTCTAACCGCGCGTTGCAACCCAACATGTTCTTGAATCCAGATCGCCATGAGCATACGATTGGGCATGAGACTGAACATTTGCTTGCCAGACAAAACACTGGGTTTGCAACAGAGCCGCGAGATAAGTTTGTTGAGTTGCTGGGTGACAAACCATACACACGGATACTACGCCGGGATAATTTTTTAAAAGATCTTTCAGCGTCGTTGCCATACCTTGAAGAAAAGTACGGCATCAAAAACGGCTATATGGATAAAGACTTCATCAAGAAGCAAGGCGACGTCGGCTTGTATGAAATCTTTGCAACATTGGCTGGCGCTGAGTCACAACTGGGCGTGGACTTGACCAAAGATCCAGAACTGCGCAAAACAATGTTTAAAGATAAGTCTGTGCGCGAGGCTTACAACGCCGTGACAGGTTTGCGTCAAACAAGGCTGGACCCCCGCGACTTGCCACCTTACACTGTACAGCCTGAGAACGAACCGGGCATTATTGATAAGGCCAAAAAACTCATGGGCCTTGCCAGCGGCGGCTACATTGAAAACGCTGGTAACAAGAAATTAATTTAAGGAATACACATGGCAACGAACGTCGACAAAGCGCTTTTCCAACAACCCACTGGGATTGAAGAGCTGGCGCAAGATGAGTCCCCTTTGGAAATCGAGATTGTTGATCCCGAAGAAGTCAACATTGGCATTGACGGGATGGAGATCCAGATCAAGCCCGGGCAAGAAGACGAAGAAGGCTTTAGTGACAACCTTGCCGAGTACATGGACGATAGTGCCTTGCAGTCATTGGCAGGCGACTTGATTGCGGACATTGACAACGACAAGGGCTCACGCAAAGAGTGGGAGAAGACTTACGTTGATGGTCTGAAGCTTTTGGGTTTGCAGATTGAGGAGCGCACGGAGCCATGGCAAGGCGCTTGCGGTGTGTTCCACCCGATGATTACCGAAGCCGTTGTGCGCTTCCAAGCTGAGACGATCACTGAGACGTTCCCAGCCCAAGGTCCTGTGCGTACCAAATTGATTGGTAAAGAAACGCCTGAGATGAAAGAGAAGGCGGCCAACGTTGAAGACGACATGAACTACGAGCTGACCGAGAACATGGTCGAGTACCGGGCTGAGCATGAGCGCATGCTCTGGTCACTGCCAGCTACAGGTTCAGCTTTCAAGAAGGTGTACTACGACCCATCGCTTGGCCGTCAAGTGTCGATGTTTATCCCCGCAGAAGACATGTTGCTCCCATACGGCGCGACAGATTTGGACACTTGCCATCGCGTCACGCACGTCATGCGTAAGACCAAGAACGAGATCGTCAAGCTCCAGCAAGCTGGGTTCTATCTGGACATTGACTTGCCTGATGCTCCCAAGGATCGCACTGACATTCAGAAAGCCAAGGACAAAGAGACTGGCTTCAATGACCTGAACGACGACCGCTACACCATCTATGAGTGCCACGTTGACTTGAACCTCGAAGGTTATGAGGACATGACGGAGGACGAGGATGGCGACGAAGTCGAGACGGGCATCATGCTCCCCTACGTTGTAACCATCATTAAGGGCACCAATGACATTCTGTCCATACGCCGCAACTGGAATGAAGACGATGAACTTCGACTCAAGCGCCAGCATTTTGTCCACTACCAGTACATCCCCGGTTTTGGAGCATATGGTTTTGGACTCTTCCATCTCATCGGCGGTTTTGCCAAGTCAGCCACTAGCCTTATGCGTCAATTGGTTGACGCAGGAACGTTATCTAACCTTCCGGGCGGACTCAAATCCAGAGGGCTTCGGATTAAAGGTGATGACACACCGATTGCCCCGGGTGAGTGGCGCGACGTCGACGTAGCGTCTGGCAACATCAGGGACAGCATTCTGCCCCTGCCGTACAAAGAGCCAAGCAACACGCTGTACAACCTGCTCCAGAACATCGTTGACGAAGGCCGTCGCTTTGCAGCTACTGCGGACATGAAGGTCTCTGACATGAGCGCTAACGCGCCTGTCGGTACAACGCTGGCTCTGCTTGAGCGTCAGCTCAAGGTCATGACGGCTGTTCAGGCCCGTGTGCACTTTGCCTTGAAGCAAGAGTTGAAACTCTTGAAGAACATCATCCGTGACTACACGGACCCCGACTACACATACGACCCTGAGTACGGCACTCGCAAAGCTAAGAAAGCCGACTATGACTTGGTGGATGTAATCCCCGTGTCAGATCCTAACGCTGCGACCATGTCTCAGCGCGTTGTCCAGTACCAAGCAGTCATTCAGATGGCGCAGATGGCACCGGACATTTACAACTTGCCAGAGTTGCATCGCGGCATGCTCAACGTGTTGGGCATCAAGAACGCGGATAAACTGGTGCCCATTGAGGACGATATGAGACCTATCGACCCAGTGCAAGAAAACCAAAACGTTCTCAAAGGAAAGCCTGTCAAGGCGTTCCTGCACCAAGACCACCAGTCGCACATTCAGGTGCACATGATGCTCTTGCAAGACCCAATGATCCAGCAGTACATTGGCCAAAACCCACAGGCTCAGAAGATCCTTGGCGGTATCACAGCCCACATTGCAGAGCACGTAGGCTTCAAGATGCGCCAGCAGATCGAGCAGCAGTTGGGTGTACCTTTGCCACCCGAAGACGACAAATTGCCACCACAGGTGGAGATTGCGTTGTCCGGCATGATGGCGCAGGCGGCCAATCAGGTTCTCCAGCAGAACCAAGCACAAGCTGCCCAGATGCAGGCTCAGCAACAAGCCCAAGACCCCGTCTTGCAGTTGCAGATGCAAGAGCTTCAGATCAAGCAACAAGAGCTCGAGCTCAAGAAACAGAAGCTGGCAATCGACGCCGCTACTGCTTCCGACAAGCAGGAGCTGGAAGAGCAAAAGGTCAAAGGCAATCTGGAGCTGGAAGCCCTACGCGTTGGCGCACAGATCAACGAAAGCAAGAACAAACAACAGTTTGAGCAAGAACACGCCGGCGTCAAGCTGGGAGCTGAGATTGCCAAGAACCAAGCACAGATGCAGAGCAACGATCCACGTATCGAAGCCATGCGTTCACACCATCAACTGGCGGCAGATCAAATGCGTACACAGCATGAGATGGCCGCAGAGCAAGCTAAACAAAGAATGGCGGCTCAACAGCATCAGCAATCCCTTGCGCACACGGAAGACGTCCACAAGCAGAATCTCAAGCACCAACGTGCGCAAGCTAAAGCCCAGCTTGAGATGATGCAGAACAAACCGAAAGGCAAGCCAGCTAAATGATCCAAGAATTCGCACACGTATTGCGCGACAAAATACGTACTGACATGAACAACTATGCCGACGACTTGGCTGGGGGTGCGTGTCGTTCCTTTGAGGAATACCAAAAACTCTGCGGGATTATTTCAGGTCTAGCTCTCGCAGAGCGTTATCTCCTTGACCTGCTACAGAAAGTCGAAGATGCAGCCAACAACTGAATCTGGTTTAATCTTGCCCCCGGGCATTAGCTTGCCCAAACACATCCAGCCGCTGGACACCCCAGAAACGGATGCCGATGAAGCAACTAAAGCAGGTGCACTGCCGATCCCCACGGGTTGGAAGTTACTCTGCATTGTGCCCGAGGTCGATGCAAAGATCGCTGGCACATCACTGGATCTCGTGAGAGATACCGCCACACTACGCCAAGAAGAGCACGCCACCACGGTGTTGTTTGTCCTGCGCGTGGGCCCCGACGCGTACAAAGACCCTGCCAAGTTCCCCAACGGAGCGTGGTGTAAAGAAGGTGACTTCGTACTCGTTCGTACTTATTCCGGCACAAGATTCAAGATCTTTGGCAAGGAATTCCGTCTCATCAACGATGACCAAGTTGATGCTGTTGTGCAAGACCCTCGCGGCCTGACCCGCGCTTGAAAGGAAAAATATGCCCGATCAATACAAGTTCCCCGACGAAATCGAAGACAAGAAGACGGACGACGTCGAATTTGAAATCGAAGGCGATGGTGAAGTAGACATCGAAATTGAGGACGACACGCCTGAGCGTGACAGAGGCCGCAAGCCTTTGGACAAGGAAGTGGCTGACCCCACTGACGAAGAAATCGAGTCGTACTCAGACAAAGTCAAGTCACGTATTAAAGAGCTGACCCACGCCCGTCACGACGAGCGCCGTGTTAAAGAAGCTACTTTGCGTGAGAAACAAGAGCTGGAGCGTCTTGCACAGCAGTTGATTGAGGAGAACAAACGCCTCAAACAAAATGTTTACACAGGACAAGAAGCCATCATTGAAGGTGCGAAGTCTAAAGCCGAGTCTGAACTGGCTGACGCACGTCGCAAACTCAAGGAAGCCCAAGAGTCCTTTGATACTGACGCCATCATTGAAGCTCAAGAAGCGGTGATGGATGCCAAGATCAAATTTGAACAAACAAAAAATTATCGACCAGCCCCTTTACAGGAAGATAATTTTGATGTACAAACTCCCCAAGCCCAACCAACAAGGGCTGAACCGGACGAAAGAACTCTGCGCTGGCAGGCAAAAAACCAGTGGTTCGGACAGCAAGGGTTTGAGGAATACACCAGCTACGCACTAGGGCTGCACCAAAAGCTAGTCACAAACGGAGTGGATCCCCGCTCTGCTGAATACTTCGAGCAAATTGACGCTCGCATGAAGTCAACGTTTCCTGACCTGTTTGGTCGGAGCGAAGACAAGCCAAGGTCTAGTGAGGTTCAAAGGAAACCTACGACAGTGGTTGCCGCTGTGTCTCGTTCTACGAGCGCAGGAAAGATCAAGCTGACAACAACGCAAGTTGCGTTAGCGAAGAAATTAGGTTTAACCCCGCAGCAATACGCTGCACAAGTAGCAAAACTGGAGAACTGAAATGGCTGAAACTCTTGACCGCAAAAATCGTGATCTAACGACACGCGAAAAATCCGCTCGTGCAGTATACGTACCGCCGACAAACTTGCCTGATCCAACGCCTGAACCCGGGTATGTGTATCGCTGGGTAGCGACTCACGTTATGGGCCAAGCGGAAGTGACCAACGTATCGCGCAAAATGCGTGAAGGTT